GGAATAGTACAACTCTTGCGGTTGCTCCCACCACCTCCAGCTCCTTTATCCTTGGGAAGCTTTTTAAGATAAGGATTTTTATATGTAAATTTACCTTTGGCCAGATCCTTCACATAGAAGTTACTAACCATAGGCTCTACGCTCTGAGAAACCTGCCCAAGGATAAAGGAGCTGGAGGTGGTGGGAGCAACCGCAAGAGTTGTACTATTCCTGCGACCATAACCCTCTAACAGCTCTGGCTCACCGAATAATTTGGCCAACTCCTGGGTTGCTTCGTCCGCTTCCCTCCGAATAGCTTTCCAAATAGTATTATTGTGTAGCTTAGCCTCCATAGACTCAAAGCTAATCAATTTGCTCTGAAGATATGAATGCCAGCCCAACACACCCACACCTAATGCTCGCTGACTAATAGCGAACTTTCTAGGGGCCTCCATAAATGCCAGTCCTTCTGTTTTTTCAATAAACTCAGACATTACGGCGTCCAGGAAATAAACCAATGTTTTAACTGCATCTGTTTCTTTTATTTCGTCCCAGTGTTCTAAATTGATAGAAGATAGATTACACACAAAGCTCTCATCCTTATCTGTGGAGAGCATGATCTCTGTGCAGAGGTTACTTGCCCAGATAGTCTTTCCCTTATCTTTATAGACCTGAGGGGCGTTATTATTCACGGTATCGCTAAAGAAGATATATGGATATCCGCTCTCGAAACGCTTTTGGATTACCTTTCCCCAAAGCTTACGTTTATCCTTATCTCCATCAATCATGCTCTTCATCCATGCATCAGACACAGTAACACCAAAACTCATCTCTTGAATTTCATTACCCTCACTACGAATGCTCAAGAACTCCTCTATGTCCTCGTGGTCTATAGGAAGATACGCCGCAAAAGAACCTCTACGAACATTACCCTGAGAAATCACATTCATGAGCTTATCAAACATCTCCATGAAATGCACAGATCCTGTGGATTCTCCGCCAGAGGAAATTGCTGCACCCCTAGGTCTAACAGCACCAAAATAAGCACTGGTGCCGCCGCCGGCCTTTGTCATCATACCTACTTCAGAATGCTTATAAAGAATAGCTTCTATATTGTCGTCTATGAAACTTCCAAAACAACTAATAGGTAGCCCTCTGGCTCTCCCAAAATTACTCCAGATAGGAGAGCTCAAGCTAAAGTAACCCTTGTGCATATAGTTTTGAAACTTTACTCCAAATCCCTCTATGCCTAAGATTTCTTCGGCCCTTTGTGAGATATTCCAAATACGCTCCTCAGGGGTTTCTCCTTCTACCAGATAACCCCGCTCTAAAAACTTCCTAGAATCTTTGTTTAGCCAGTATATGTCGCTCATCTTGTATGTGTTTTAAAATAAATCGTCTTCCCCAAAAGACTGGTTCTTTTTTGCATAACCGGTGGGGCGGCTATGAAAGAAGTCTGTGTGGTTTTCTCCCAGTAATTCTTCTTCAAACCATAATGTATCTTTTAATAAAGCTGAGTCAATATCGAATACTGGTTTAAATCCAATTTGTTTCAGGGACTCATTGATTCTATTTTTGATGAACTCTTTTAAGTGTGGTGCAGAAAGGCCAGGCTCTTTAATACCGTTAATCATCCAATCAACAATCTTGGCTTCGGCATTATATGCCTCTCTTGCCTCTGCACTGATTCTCTCTTCTAACTCATCGTCAAAAAGCTCAGGATACTCTTCTCTGATTGTATTAATAATTCTTGTGCCTACCAGGGCGTGGATATTTTCCTCATTCCTGGTGTACTTTACCTGCTGATCAGTATCTTTCAATACATTCTTAAATCTTGCAAACCAGTTAATTACATAGAACTGGCTAAATAATGAAACGTTCTCTACAAACAATGTAAACAGGATCAAGGCATATAAATACTGCTTCTTAGAATCTTTGTAGAACCTATGCGTGTACTTCTTAAGATACTTAACCCTACCCTGAATCCATTCCAACTTGAGATTCTCCTCGAATACATCTTCTAAGCCCAGAGCAGTAATAAGACGCTCGTAGGCGTTGTTGTGAATCACTTCCACGTTAGCCATAACATACCCAAGATCAGAAAGAGCAGGATGAGGGAGATTCTCTCCAAGCTTAGCCCAGAAAGTCTTAACAGCCACCTCTATCTGGCCAATAGCGGAGAGGGTCCTTACAATAATGTCTCTTTCCTGCTGAGTAAGCTTAACTTTAAATTGTTGAATATCTGATTTAAAACTAAATTCTTTATCCGTCCAGAATCCGTCATGCATTACTTTAATGAAATCATCTGTCCAAGGATAACGATTAGGTTTACGGGCGATCTGTTCTTCGAATATTTTTATGTTTTCCATAGTATAAAGGCGCGGTTGTGACTTTTTAGTATCCCCTATAAAAAGGCTATAGTCAATTAAGCTGAGCGTTAAATTTGAAACTATATTTCTTGACACGATTTTCCCGAAATTTGTTTCGGGAACATACCCTCAGTGAATAGATAAAATTAGTATTTATCTACCTTTAACTGGACATCTTGAATGGATGTCTCAGTGTTTTGGATGTACAGGAGGGTGCGCCTGCTTGTAGGTATCAAATGTCTCTACAACAAACTTACACAGCTCAGAACGTACAATGTCATCTTTGGTAAATTTAGCAGAGAAAATACCCATACTCTGGGCAGCATCTGTATCAAATATTTGGGCGCATGTAGAAAATCCTCCCTGTTTATTATGAGGAAGATCGCTCTGGTCTGGGTCAGCACACACAATAACTTTACTGAATTTACCTATACGAGTAAGAATAGTTTGAAGTTCGTTAAATGTTAAATTCTGTGCTTCGTCCACAATAACGCATTTGGCTGTCCAGCTAGAACCACGACAGAAGTTAACAGGCTTATACACAAGCCTTTCTTCTGCACCTAGCTTAGTTCTATCTCCTGCACACAAGAGCTCTTCTAATTTATCTCCGAATGGAGTCATATACGCTCCGAGCTTATCATCAATATCTCCAGGAAGCATGCCCAGCTTACTGTCACCACTCTCTACTGCAGCACGGATAAAGATAATCTCTCCTATCTTCTTCTCGTTCATGAGCTGTAGCGCTGCTCTAACCGCTACTGTGGTTTTACTAGTGCCGGCTGGACCAGTGAGAAATATTACTCTGGTATCCTTATGGGTGGCTAATGTAATAAATGCTTTCTGCTTCTCTGTCCATGGAAGTTCTCTGATATTAAGAGTCCAGCCTATTTTGTCTCTCTGATATACTTGAGGGCTCGTGTCTGGCTTTTTCTCCTGGGGAGTCTTCTTCTTTTTGGCTTTTTGCATATTCCATTAGTTCCTTGTACAGAGCTTCACGCGCTTCTGGAGTTAATTCTTTATATTTAACGTAATACTTATACAGTAGTGTTTCTTGTATATTCATACTGTACTCTAGGAATAAAGTATATCAAGAATTAATAAAGGAGTCAGTAGCTAAAAAAAAGAGCCCGCTAAGGCTCTTTTTTTATGTTATTTATTTATTTATAACCTCTAGAACTATCACTTCTGATACTGCACCTACTGTGAATAGGATTCCTCCCAGTGTATAGTCTATGTTTTGGATTATAAGATATTCTCCTGCCCCTAAAACTAACAGAGGTAGAGTGATCCAGACATAAATAAGTATGTCTTTCATTGCACTCTGGAGTTGGCTTTAGCTCTAATAATTGTGCACTTCAACCCATATACAGCTTCAGCTAAACAAGGATAATACTGATAATTAGGTATCATCTCTATCTGGTGAACCATATATTCAAGATTGGGTATGTTTATACTCAATGGAGCATAACTCACCTCGCCTGCCCTTAATGGGCAGGTGGGACACAATGGAACCATTCCTCCTGGTAATATGGGGGTTTGGACTCTCCCACCACACCCATTCAATGGCGCACTACCCAAGGCGGGAGCAGGAGAAAGTCTATAGCTAGGCTCTACCCTATTTACGCCGCAACTACTTGTTCTAAACAAGTCATCACCGTAAACACTACCGCAGACCAATACTGCTAACATTATTATTTTTTTCATTGTTTGGTTAAGGGTTATGAAATAGTGGCTACTACTTCATGGTATTATACCTATATAAAGGTTAAATAACCTAAGGGGGTAGGGGTAACCCCTAGCTAAAAAAAAGATATTTTTATTAGTTATGCATCTAGTTTTATTATTAGATATGCATATGTATTTGTTGATTAAGCACTTAGGACGTTGGAAAAGCCCAAAATCCTAAGTGCTTATTAATCAACTTGTTATATAATCGGGAGTTTCCGGTTATATAAATACTTATTAATCAACAACTAACTCTTCTCCGGTTTTGTCCCTAAACTTAATGCAGGTTAAGAACTTCGGAATACCGTCTGGAGTTAATCTTTGATATTTAACTGTGGCGTTCATTCCTACGAGGCTATCTCCGATATTGTAGAGCTTTCTTGTGTACTCTACAGAACCCTTCACAGAGCAATCAAACTCTTGACCATTATCATTCTTGCAGCGAAGTATGATACAGCCCTGTCTGTTACCCTTGCCTTCTCTATATCCCACAATAGGATATTCACTATCCACGAACTCTTTTCTCTTTAGCAGATAGTTTGTTCTCTTGTGCTGATATATCGCAGAACCATCCCTGATCATTTGACCCTCGTATCCGCCCTCTAGATAAAGATCATACAATTCATCTAATTGCTCTCTATCTGCAGCCAGACTAGTGTCCACTCGTTGAATGCAGATATCTTCGGCTTCTGCCAGATAGCTGATTAACTTTTTAGACCTATCCGCATACGATTCTTTGTTTTTATCTACATAATCATATACATGATATTCGATCTTATCTTTTGCTCTGGAAATATCCTCTCTTGTGGCTTTTGGCTGTTTTACAAGACTAACTATCTCATTGAAGTCATCCTTGTACAGGTGGTTATAAACCTCCCCGTCAAACGCCACGATATTTGGATATTTATTGAACAATGAAGCTAGGGCATCTCTGATATGTTGAAGCGTCATGAATGGCTTCCAGTTACGGCTATATGCTCCGTCTCTGGTTACAATACATCTCAGACCGTCAAACTTAGGTTGACTATACACAGGCCAGTTTAAACTATCCTGGTAGTCCTTGAAGTCTTTAGCCAGAGTGGGCTTGATTATATCAGCTACCACGCTATCGACCTCCCCTATGTTTTCTGTATAGCCGGCCTCTTTCTTCAACTGCCACTTAGCCTCTGCCTCTAGTCTTGCTTGCGCTTCTGGAGTGGTTTGATTGCTGCGCCCTATGTTTTTAGCTTCGCATTGTACTCTATCATTCACAACCATCTTGCCTCCGTCTTTGCCTGATACAGTCCAATACTTAGATCCTTCTACATGAATGGTCCAGCTTTGAACTGCTCCTGTGACTGTACGTTTATATAGTGTGGGTAACGGTTCACTCATTATATTAATAATTTGCAGCTTGTTCCGCGGCTCCAAATAGTTGATCCCATTCTTCTCCAGTGATTCCGTTCTTTATGAATTCCCTGTCATCCATATCCAAATGGGGAAACGCCTCTTGCAATAACGCTCCATTGTTATAACTAGCCAGCTGTTTCTCTGTGATATCTAAGTCTTTTGTTCTAGTGATTCCTGTTAGTGTGGATGTGCGTGTTATTTTCATTTTTAGTATTTTCGTTCTTTGAACTCTCTATACCAAGAAGGAACTAAATGATATGAGGAAAGGTCTGGCAAGACTCTCTCTATCATTTGCTCTAACTCTCTATTTTTATTTTGCAGTTCTACTATCTCTTTAGCTGCGTTTAATTGATTTTCTAAACTTACTTTTAATTGCAGCTTTAATTGCTCAACTTCATTATTTTCCATATCTTTTATCGGAGTGTTTAGTGCTCTTCTAACTGCTGGGTCTGTGCTTTCTATTTTAGCAAATCCACCATACCATTCTTCCATTGTTATACCTTCGAGTTTGTCAGCTTCCTCAGACATATCTGTTAATTATGTAAGCTTCCTTATACATTTAATTTTTTTTGTATACGATAGGCTATTTATCTGGCTTATGAAGTTTAAGTATATCTCCTCCTCCAGTTTCTTGATTTCCAGGGCGGCGGGTGCGAACCTTGGCAAAGTTTGACGCTGGGTAGCCTATCCACCCAGTTATTTTAGTCCACTTGCCAGTATAATAC